CCCGGCACCGACCCCGGCCTCGAAGCAGCCACCCAGTTGAAGCAACGGTTCGTCGAAGCGACGAACGGCGCCCGCGAACCGATCGTGTTGCCGAAAGACACGACGTACATTCCGCTGCAAACCAACCCTGACGACTCGCAGTTCCTTGACACGCAACGCTATTCGGTCGAACAGATCTGTCGCATCTTCGGCGAGGACCCCGCCGATCACGGCGCATCCTCCGGTGGGAGTTCGATCACGTATGCGAACCGCAGCGACGCCGAACTGGCCCGGTTCAAGCGCCGCCAGTTCTGGGTGACGAAGATGCAGAAGTCGTTGACAGCGCTGATTCCTCGACCGCAACAAGTCAAGTTGAACACGTCGTCGACGTTGATGATGACGACGAAAGAACGCCACGAGGTGTACGCCATCCGACTCGCGAACAACACGATCACCGTCAACGAGATCCGTGCGTTGGAGGACGAAGCGAAGTTCGACGACCCGAAGTTCGACGAGCCGGGCGCAGGCAAACCGCCCGCACCGGTTCCGGCTGCACTACCATCTGCGGGCGAAGGGAGTCAACCATGACGCATCCGACTGACAATCTCGTCCGACTCCGGTACGACGCCGACGCCATCGAGTTGCGCGACGACTCCGGTGACGGAACCGGCCGCACGATGCACGGACACTTCGCTGTGTTCGACCGTTGGACGACCATCGACTCCTGGTACGAAGGCCGGTTCATGGAACGGGTCCGGCCCGGTTCGTTCAAGCAGACGTTCAAAGATCGTGGCGACAAGATTCGGGTGCTGTACGACCACGGCCACGACCCGTCGATCGGCAACAAGCCGCTCGGGAAACCTGACGTGCTGCGCGAAGATTCGACAGGCGCCTACTACGAGTCGGAACTGTTCGACACGACGTACACGAACGATCTGATCCCGGCGTTGCGTGCCGGACAGTTGGGTGCGTCGTTCCGGTTCAAGGTGACATCCGAGCAGTGGGTCGAACCGAAGAAGGAATCGGAACACAACCCGATGAAGCTGCCGGAGCGTTCCGTCACCGGCATCGACCTGTACGAGTTCGGGCCGGTCACGTTCCCTGCCTACGACGACGCGACCGCAGGCGTCCGTTCCGGTTCCGACCAGTTCATCGAAACCCTGTTGGCCGACGAGGACGTTCTCGCCCGCTACATCGAGCGGTCCGGTCCTGCCGTCGCCGCCCAGTTCCTCGCATCAATGGCGACCGTCGGTCCCGGCGATGCAGTCCGTCACGTTCCCGCCGTCGGTGGTTCGGATGCGGACAACGCCCGCGCACTCGCGCAGGCGATCACACGGGCACGCACAGCGCTGCTCGTCACAATCTGAATCAGGAGAACACATCATGTTCATCGAACAGCTTCGTGCGGCGATCGCTGCACTCTACGACGAGCGCTCGACGCTCATCACCGAACTCGACGGCCTCGGCGCCGAAGGCGAGACCCGTTCCGCCGACGAGATCACCGCCCGCGCCGACGAGATCACCGCCCGCGCCACCGAGATCAAGGACGACCTGGCAGCGAAAGAGGCTCGCCTCGCTGAACTCGTCGAACTCGACGAGGCCCGCAACGCTTCGCCGAAGTCGCCGAACTTCATCCGCAAGCCGGACGCACCCGCCGTCGACGACGTCCGCAACATGGACGCCCGCCAACTCACCGATGTGATGGCCCGCTCGTTCGAAGCGAACGACATCGACGGCACCGAAGCGATGAAGACGATCAAGCGTCACCGCGGTGACCGCGAGTGGATCACGAACATCGCCGCCCGGTCGACCGAGGCGTACACGACAGCGTTCGCCAAGGTGATGACCGGCCGTGAGATGTTCCTGACCGACGAGGAGCGCGCCGCGGTTGCGGTGGGCACTTCGACGCAGGGCGGCCTGTTGGTTCCGACGCATCTGGATCCGACGTTGATCATCACGAACAACGGCACAGCGAACGTCATCCGACAGATCAGCCGGGTTGTGACGCTCACCAGGGAGAAGACGTGGAACGGTGCGACCACAGCCGGTTCGGACTTCTCATGGGATGCTGAACTCACCGAAGTCAGCGACGACTCGCCGACGTTCGGTGCGCCGTCGATCCCGACGTTTGTCGGCGCCGGGTTCATCCAGGCGTCCTACCAGGCGTTCGAGGACATCGAGAACCTGGCTGGCGACGTGGCGATGCTTCTCGCTGACGGCCGTGACCGGCTCGAAGCGGCAGCGCACGCCACCGGCAACGGCACGACCGCACCGACCGGCATCTTCACCGCGCTCGACGCGAACACGAACGTCGAGGTCACATCGACCACCGCGGCGACGATCGGCCTCGTCGATCTCCAGTCGATCAAGCGGTCAGTCCCGGTCCGTTGGCGTGGGCGTGGCTCGTTCGTGATGGCACCGGTGTACGCCGACGCCGTCAAGCTGCTGGAGTCGCGGACGTACACACCGGACATCGCGACCGGAGCGCCGTCGGTGCTGCTGTCGCGTCCGTTGTACGAAGTCGACGAAGCCCCGACGACGCAGACCACAACGGTGCGTGACAACGAAGTCGTCTACGGCGACTTCTCGAACTACGTCATCGTCGACAAGCCGGGATCGGCCACACTGGACTTCATCCCGAACTTGTTCTCGACGACCACGAACCTGCCGGACGGTCGCCGCGGCTGGTACATGCGGTTCCGTTCCGGCGCAGACTCCGTCAACGACCTCGCCTTCCGGCTCCTGCAGGACAAGACGAGCGCCTGACCTGATCCCGAGTCGACGCCGCGCCGGGCAGGTCGGCGTCGACTCGGGAACCTGCCCACCACCTGCCCTGCAAGGAAACACTCATGGCACTTGTTCAACCCGTCGCCACGATGGCCGCCTACTTCGATTCGATCGCCGACTTCGTCGCCTTGCGACGTGAGCAGGCTTTCGACGCCGACGACCCGTTGGTGCGTGAACGCCCCGACCTGTTCGAGAGGCCGGTGGAGCAGGCGACGGCCGCACCCGGCGAGAAGCGTTCGACGCGTCGACCGGCGTGATCCCCGGCGCAGTCTCGATCGGTCTGATCCATCCCGGCGAAGTCAAAGCGACGTTCTTCGCCCGGTTCATCGAACTGATTCTGTACGACCTGGCGAACGACCAACGCCTGTTCAGCCACGACAAGTTCTGGCTCCAAGGCCAGTACGGCTCGGGCGGCATCGTCCAGGGCCGCAACGACGTGGCGTTGGCGATGGTCGAAACATCCGACGCCGAATGGTTGCTGTGGATCGACACCGACATGGGTTTCGATCCTGATCTCGCCGACCGGCTGATCGAGTCGGCCGACCCGGTTGAACGTCCGGTGGTCGGTGCGTTGTGCTTCGGTCAGAAGAACGACGGTGGCCGACCGTACGGGGCACGCAACTTCAAGACGCAACCGACGATCTACGACTTCGTCGTCCTCGAAGATCAGGCCGGTGTCACCCCACGTTTCGACTACGACCGCGACTCGATGGTCAAATGCGGTGCGACCGGAGCAGCCGCGATTCTGATTCATCGCACCGTGTTGGAACAGATGCGTGACGTCTACGGCCACGACTGGTACACACCGGTACGACACGAAACGGGGACAGTGTTCTCCGAGGATCTGTCGTTCTGCTATCGGCTCGCCGGTATCAACGTGCCGTTGTGGATCAACACGTCGGTCAAGACGACGCACGACAAGGGCGGCATCTTCCTCGACGAAGAACAGTTCGACCGCGAACGGATGTTTCTCGCGTTGAAGGCAGGCCAAGTCGTCGACGAGTTCACCGCCCGGTTCGATGCCCCTCGGTCCTGACGCATCCCGCTACGTGATGGCCGGGACAGGCACGCCGGTTCCACGCCCGTTCAATCTTCGATGGCTGCTGCCTGCTGTCTGCCGCAACTCGGTGCGTCGCTGGTGGGCGGTGTACGTGACGTCGTTCGTGACACTTACCGTCGCAGTGTTCGCGTGGCGTATCGTCGCTGATGATCCCTGGCAGACTGCTGCGGCTTCCGCCCTCATTGTCGCCGGTCTGCCAGGGATACTCGGCCCGGCCGTGTCGGTTCCGGTGCAGGTCGATCTCCCAGCGAC